CCCGATGACGCCACATTATTAGATAATTTTAGAGATGTGGTGATTAAATATAATCAATTAAAAGTAGATGGTATGATTACAATCCCTTCTAATGGAACATACCCTCGCCTTTCAATCTCTCATAATAGAGGATACAGAGCTGGAATGGAATTACTAAATCATCTTTGCCTTAATCTTATCAAAGATCCACCAATCACCCTAATTAATGATATTCAGGACGCTGAATTTATTATGAATAAAGAATATGGTATATTAGGAACATCTCTCCCCGTAACTTTTATGGTATTAGGAACAAATATACCAGATTACAAGCGCCTAAACTATACGCCAACCTATAATCCAGAGTTTTATAAATTATATGTAAAACAGATTTAAAAAGATATTTTGTTATTTTAGTATATAATGGGCGATAATAGAGATATGATGATTGCGATGTTAAGTAAAATTATTACAGACAGAAAACCTAAAACCATAGCCAACTATGTAAATAAATATTTATTAGCAAGTAAGGAAATAGATGATTTTAATGATGAGGGGCAACTGACCGCTTTTTTTAAGGAGAAGAAGCCAGCTAATAAACATACATATCTTTGGTCTATAAAAACAGTATTAGATTTAGCACCTGAAAAAAATGTAAATGGATTAAAATGGATTAATGGAGAGATTGATGAGAATAAGAAGACAATTAATCAATTCTATCAAGAACAAAGAAAAAGCAAAAAAGAAAGTGAGAACTGGATTAGCCTAAAACAACTACAAGAATTTAACAAGGGACAGCGCAGAGCACTATCAGCGATGACTAATAAATTTACACTCACGCGAGGACCTTATCATATGAAAAATAATGAGAACTTTATGAAAGATTGGCTTATTACAAGCTTATATGTATTAGACCCAGTTAATCACCCACCGATGCGAGTTGATTATAATATGAAAATTTTAGGACCAGGCGACCCAGCACCAGATGATGGAACAGGACAACCAATAAATTATTTAAAAGTTATGAATAAATCTACAAAGTGGTTTGTCTTTGCTGATTATAAGACGGCAAAGGCTTACGGAGTAAAAGAAATCAAGTTGTCAAGAAAAATGAATGCGATGATGAATATTTATTTAAAGTATCACCCCGATTGGAAATATCTGTTTGGTAAAGATGAAAATATTACCAAGAACGCATTACAGAAAAAAGTAACAAAAGCCTTTGCGGGCACAGGCAAAACACTCGGTGTAAATATGCTCCGCCATATTGTTATTAGTGAAACAGTAGATACAGGGGACAAGCTTAAGGAAAAAATGGATATCGCAGATAAAATGGGACATTCTACGGCTACACAAGAATTATATAAAAAACACGATTAATAAAGCGTTCAATCTCTCAAAAATTTAATATGATGCGAGTATATATGGCGATTATTTATAAAATAAGTTGTGGAGATAATATATATGTAGGACAAACAAATAACTTGAAAAGGCGAGTAGGAGAGCATAAACATAGAGCCTTTAAGGCGAAATGGGATAATAAATTATATGAGGCGATTAGAAACCAAGGATATTTTGAAGTAGATGAATTAGATGTATGTGAAGCTAATTTAGCGCATAAATTAGAACAATTTTGGATTATACAATTAAAACCTAATTTAAATACTAATTATGCCTACGGCAAAGATTTAGAAAAAGAAAAGGCGAGGCGCCAAAGATTTTGGGATAAAAAAAGATATTGTAGATTTTGTGATACTACTATACCAGCACCTAATTGGTGGAGGCATTGTAATTCAAAAAAACATAGGGAGGCTTGTGAAGACTTTTGTCAGCCAATATTATTATCTAAACAATAAATATATGACTGCCTGGACTGATTACCTCAAAAAATTCGCAAAGGACAACGATATGAGTTACAGCGCAGCGATGAAAAGTAGCAAAGCCCGCGCCGGATATAATAAAAGTAAAGGCGTGAAAGCCGGTAAAAAGGGGAGTGCGAGTAAGACTGATAAGGGGAAAGAAAACTTTACCACAAAAAAGGGAGGTACAAGAAAAACCGCACGAAAAGCCTATGAGAAATAAAAAATCTCTTAATATTATATAATGGCTGATGTTATGTCAAGATATAATACCGCAACACAGGCATATTCCAACAGCGTTGGATCCGCAAATGAATTCCAAAAATCATACAATCAGGAATTTTACAATGATTTTTTAAATCAAAATGCTTCATATAAAACAGCAAAAGCTACACGAGATAGGTATGTGACGGCAGCAAAAGATAAGGCGAAAGCAAGTGTAGCTATGGCGATCGCAAAAGATAAAGATGACGCAGCTAAAATAATTGAGGGTTCAGGGACAGCATTAGCCGGTATAGAAGCTGTTCGTGGAATTAGAGCCCGTATGAAAGCCCGCGCAGCTAAAAAGACTGAAAACAAAGGCGACCAGGACCAGAAAGGTGATGGTGATAGTGCCGAGAGTGGAGATGCCGAAGGGACAGAAGGCGACACATCAAGTATGCAGACCGCTGATACAGCTGGTGATGACCTGGTGACACCGCCCGCCTCACCTCGCTCTGGTGAAGCAGATGAGCCCGCTGACGAAGCCACTGGACCAGAGGTCGCAGACGCACAGCCAGAAGCCGGAAGCAGTGTTGGTGGAGGTGAGGCAGCTGACGGAGCGGATTTTGGGACACTTGGCGATCAGCCCTACGCCACCTCCAATCCTTTTGGGGCTACTTCCGCAACAGAAAGCGCCGATGTGGCTGAAACAGGTGCCGAGAATGCGTCAGCTATGAGTTCCTATACATCAGCCCTTGCCGAAGCAGGTGAAGGAGCTGGTGAAGTGGCTGGTGAAGTCGCTGGGGAAGTTGCAGCAGGAGTAGGAGCGTCAGCAACCGAAGGATTATTAGCAGCTGGATTATCTGCTGGTGGTGAAGCATTCGCTACTTTGGCAGCTGTCGCACCAGAAGCAATCGCAATCGCTGGTGTAGGATATGGTTTATATGACCTATTCCATCATCATCACCATAAAGAACCTCCGCCGGATTTAACAAATGCTCCTCCTGCCCCAAAAGCACCAGTTTTAGCTGACGCAGCCCAAGGAGCAACCCGTGATATAGCTAATAGTAGAGCAGAATTTACTACACCCAGCTTTGATAGTGTTACTGATGTCGCGGGCAGTATTAGCGCTTTTTAATCTCTCTAATAATATATGGAAAATACCGAAAAAGAAATGTTAGATATGGGTAATCACTTTAAGAAGTTATTAGACCAAAAGAATAATCAAATCAATAGAATGGCTAAAACCATCGCATTAGCTTACGGATTAACGCGATGTATAGAAGAAGACCCAGAAGCAGCAGTTATGTGTCTATCATCTCTACACCAATATTTAACATTAGAAGTTGAGAGATTAATGAATATTAGTGAAGATTAAATCTCTCTATAATATAGGAATTAATGGCGCGCAAAACAGCGAAATCGGTGTATAAAAACCTCACCTATAAAGACCTCACTAATATTATGAAGAAGCACGCTGTTCTTACTGACCTTAAAAAGTATTTTAAAGAAAAGGAAGAAAAATCAGCAGGGTGGGGTTGGGTCATATTTTAATCTAACCATTATTATATGAGTTATTTTGACCACCTGGAAGAGCTACTCAAAGATTATGATTGGAAAGTGAATAAACATAATAACACCACAAAAATGAGAAAAGGAGAGATGTCTTTAAGCGTTGGCTTCACTTGTCACTGGAATAAGCCAGGTAAGCCTTTTTTGCCTTCACAACTAATGAAAAAAGATCCACGCATCTATAATGAGTGTAAAAGATTGTTCCCAGACTTTGATTTTCAAATGGTAGTTATTAATAAAAATTTTAAATCTCCCCCACACAAAGATATAAATAATACACAACAAAGTCTTATTGTAGGATTAGGCGACTATGATGGCGGGGATTTATGTATAGAAAATCCAGATACAAAAGAAGTGGTAGAACATTGCGTATGGAGGTCACCATTATATTTTGATGGAAAAAACTGCCTTCATTGGGTAAATGATTGGAAAAATGATAGATATACAATCATTTTAGGAAATAGTAAATTTAGGTCACACAGGGGTTGCGATGTAATACCAGAGAAGTAGTCCCATTAGTATGCGTGCGAATGCTCTTAATATATTCAGGATATTCATTTTTTAATGCGAGAGCATCAGCCTGTTCTTTTTCAGCATCGCGATGCCCGAACCCTCCCTTACTTTTAGGATTATATTGTGTTTTTAGAGAGAAGTGATTAAACCTACATATTTTACCTGTTTCCTTCCAATATAATATACATCTCTCAAAATCTACTTTGGCTTTTATTTTATTAGGGTGTATTATTTTCATATTATACCATAAATTTACTGGGTCATATATAAAACGCAAATCAAATGTGACTGGTTTAGCATTTTTCATAAAATATGGATTAGGCGTAGGATATAATCCGCCATAATAACACTCATTTTCAGCCATTACATCAAAACACCACCCAAAGAAATCATCTAAATCTGTTACCTCATCTCCCTCTAAATTCACAATTTTATCCACATCATCGTGGAGGCATAACACAGCCTCATTCATCTCATAATATTGATACATAAAATTATGAACTTCTACATATCCAGCAGGCGCACGCACTATTTTTATTCCAAACTCTTTGTAATCTCTCTCATCTTCATCACACTGAATAAAAAGTGTAGCCCTATCTAATAAATTATTACGGCGTAATAGGTCATATGTCTTTTTCTTAAAAATACTTGCCCTCTTATAAGTTGGTAATGCGATCTCAAAACTCATATATTATAATGTAACATAATAATATATGGATATGTACGATGTAATTATTGTTGGCGCTGGATTATCCGGAGTAGTAACTGCCGAGAGATTTGCGAGCCAACTAAATAAAAAAATATTAATTATTGATAGTAGAAATCATATTGGTGGAAATTGTTATGATTATTATGATGAGAAGACAGGGATTTTAATGAATAAATATGGGGCGCATCTTTTTCATACCAATAAAAAAAATGTATATGACTACATAAGGCAATTCGGTGTGTGGGATAAATGGGAGCATAAAGTGAGAGGATTAATTGATGGAAAACATTTACCTATACCCGCAAATATTACTACCGTCAATAGCGTATATGGTATGGATATTCAAAGTGAAGCAGAAATGAAAGAGTGGCTGAATAGAGAACAAATAAAATATCCCCTAATTACTAATGGCGAGCAAATGGCTAAATCAAGGGTAGGTGAAGTCTTATATGAAAAGATATTTAAGCACTACACTTATAAACAATGGAAAAAATATCCAGAAGAATTAGCACCCGAAGTATTAGCCCGAATACCAGTAAGAACTGATTGGGAAGACAGATATTTTACTGATAAATATCAATGCCTACCAAGACACGGCTACACAAAATGGTTCAATAATATTTTAGAGAGATTTAAAGACAATATAGATGTAAAACTTAACACTAATTTTTTTGATATACAGCATCACATTCACGGGGGACATATTGTAATATACACAGCACCAATTGATGCCTATTTTGCTGACAAGGGTCTTCCAAAGTTAGAGTATCGCAGTATTCACTTCCACAAAGAATATCATATGAATAAAGACTTTTATCAACCATATAGCGTAGTCAATTATCCAAGTCGCGACACACCCTACACAAGATGTGTTGAATATAAACATTTTTTAAATCAATCATCTCCCCACACTATTGTAGTAAAAGAAACCACTACTGATAAAGGTGAGCCATATTATCCAGTTCTAAACAAGAGAAATAAGGAGTTATATAAACTATACAAGGAAATGGCTGGAGCAGAAAAGAACATACACTTTCTAGGAAGATTAGCCAGTTATAAATACTACAATATGGACCAAGCCATTCACAACGCCCTCACCTATTTTAATAAGCATTTTTAAATGTGTCCCGTTTGTCCTTTTTGTCCCCTTTTTTGGGAAACTATAAATAATTTTGAATATTTTTTTACATTAAAATTATCTGGCTATACAACTCTGTAAAAATGGGAACTTTTGGGGAAAAAGGACAAAAAGGGACACACAAATAATATATCCGTTAAATATATATGGCTCCCCGAGATAAGAGAGAACAACTCTATAATCAATTAGATGGTAGAATGAAAGAAGGCGGACTGCGGAGGCAGTTAAGGTTAAAAAAAGGTGATAAATTTACAAAAACAGATATAGCGAGGCTCGCCCGTGTAGCAGAAGGTAAGAGTTTTTTATTTAAGGGCAATCAATTTAAGATGACTAAACTATTAAGAAAACGAATATTATTAGCAAAAACTATGATGAAGGCATAATACATTTACATTTTTTTTATATAAAGTGTAAAGGTAATTTTTTTCTCCGTATAGTATATAATGTTCCGTTCAGCACCCCAATCATCGCAATTTATTCCGCTTAAATCAGTCCAGATAAAACCAGAGGCACAGGTAGATTATAATCCCTCTACTGAAATTCAGGCACGCTTTCATTTTCCCCAGTATTTAGGCTTTTTTGACCCACGACAGACACATATGGAGGGCGAGCTTCAAATGGAAGGTAGGGGCAACCCAATTCCTAATCCAAAAGCTGGTTTTACTTCACTCATTCGTGATGTCCGCTTACAGAGTGGCGATGGTATAGCGACTATTGAAGAGATTTTAGATTTAAATGTTTTAACAGCTCAATGGTGGGGTTGGACCCAGAATGAAAGTATTAGACAGAAAAGAACTATGTTTGAGGGTCAGGAGATGAACCCCGCTGTATTAACCAATTCTCTTTACTACTCTGGCGATACTGATTTTACTGGCGCAGCAAAAGTCCTCACGGCTAATCCTACACAGACTAAAATACAGATTGAGAGCCCCCTTTATACTGGTATTATGACTGGTAAGGTGTTCCCACTTTTAGCCACTTCGGGCTTACGACTTCTTTTAACTCTTGATGAAGCCAACCGAGCTCTTACATTTAAAACTGGGGCTTATGGTGTAGCTCCTAATACTCTTGCTAATAAGGCAGCTTTTGTCGCATCAGGTCGCGCAGCTCCTACCATTAATGTCTTACCAGCAGCCGGTCAGCCTAATCCTCCTATTCCCAAGCCTCCTGGTTCAGCTCTCGGCACTACATTTACAATTGGTTTAGCTGGTGTTGCGAACACAGCCACTCCTGCGAATGATAATCCTTATTCTATTGGCGACCGCATCACTATCCACTCTGTTACTGGTAATAATACTGGTGTTATAACAGCCATTACCAATCAATCTACATTAGACGGAACCACAGAAGGCGCTGTCGGTGCAAACACAGCATTAGCCCTAACTGTCTGTTTTAATACTGCTGTTGGCGCAGCTCTTCCTCACGCATTAGGCATCGGCGACCCTGTGACCGTAGATCCTAATGAGAGAATGAATGGCTTTACTCCCACTGGTAATGAAGCGGTAAGTGCTTATGTCGCAACCCAATCTGCTCTAAAAGTTGGCTACACTCTTCGCAACTTCCAGTTTATTTTAGGTCAAGTCAGCCCGCCATCTGGATATGTAGCAGCGATGACTAATCAAATCCAAAGTGATAAGGGATTAGCAATGGACTTTAAAACATTTAGCTTGTATAAATTCAATCTCACGAGTATAAATGGTTTATCTACCCAACTCATTCCTACTAATGCTGAACGCGCCTACTCTTGTTTATCTGTGCCTCTTCCTCAATCTGTCTATACCTCAATTGAAGCAGATAGTCTTGGCGGAGTTGTTGATGGAGCGCAGAACTATCAATACGTCTTGGGTGGAAATCTCATTCCCGACAGACCGATACAGCTTGGACGCTACAATGAAACCCCTTTTAGAACAGAAGCCCTCCACGTGTTAGAAGCTGAAAAGGCATTAGTCAATTGTGGATATGCGGTTAGAAATTTACAGGATATTGGAAATCGCTTCCTCATCGCTCGTGGATTTAGTAGATATAACCAGGTTGCCGATTTACACGACAGGTCATTATCTCTTCGTGTTCTCTACCAGAATGCGACCGAACAAAAACTATTTAATCACTATATCTGTCATTTAAGGCGGATGACTGTTAGACAAGGACAGGTCCGTGCCTTTTAAGGAAAAAATATTATCTCTATATATTTTAAATGAATATAGCCAATAAGGAGAGAGCGCAAATCTTCCCCATCAATCAGCCCGCGAATAATTCATACTCATTTAAAAATGGCTTCCCCATCTGTACCTTTCAGATCGCAGCACAGAATAAGCTACTTGATACCAATTCTCTGCGACTAAATGGCGTTCTTCGCGTCCAGACCGCAGCCAATGCCCTCCCAGTTAATACACTTAAAGCCTTACCTAATGTCGCACAATCTGGTGTTAATGTTAATGAGCGGATTGGCGTCGCAGCAACCATTAACCAAATCACTTTATCTTCGCCTGAAAGCAACAGAACCCTTGAAGTTATTAGGAATTATGGTAGGTTCTTGGCTTCTACTATGCCTGTTATGCATAGTCAGGACGATTTTGATACTAATTTACAGGTCGGCAATCCTGCTTGTTCTTCTAAAAGTTTTAATGGCGCACGAGCCCAGAATAATGAAATAGAATTTAGTATTCCACTCCGCACAGGGCTTCTCTCATCAGGTCAGCGTCTTCCTATGGGGCAGAATGGTCTTCGTGGTTTAACTATTGAACTTCAATTAAGCCCTGATAGTAACGCATTATCCGGCTATAAAATATGGAATGTCGCCACACCCTTATCTATTATCTCCACTACTATCTCACAGGGCGCTAATTATGAGCTTAAAAATCTTAACTTAACCTATGATTTACTTGTTCCTGACGAAGAAGGTATGGCTCGCCTGGCTGTCCCAGCAACTGGCTCACTAAATTATAATTCTGTTTCACAGATATATGGTGTTCTAAATTCCAGCGACCAGACCCAGTCCTATAATTTAGGCACTTCCAGAACACTAACAGTTTCACATAATTTTATTCCTACAACTCACATTAATAATTATGCGCACGATGGATTTACCACTGGTAAGCTCCAAAGGAATGCTGGTGGTGACCTCGCTAATATTAAAAGGGTGTCGTTCCTACGGGGCGGGCAGAAGTTCCCATTAGATTATGACCTCTTTGTTGAAACACAGGGCAACGAAAATAGACCACAGGCAGCCCTTGAAAGTAAATTCCTTGATAGTATTAAGCCTTATCAATCCATTACTCACACATTAGCCTCTACTTATACTAATAATCAATTTAGCGACCAAGTGACTTTTGACGCCGAAATACGCGACCAAGGTGAGCCTAATGGACCGCCAGAAGACACTGATACTTTACCTGACCCCACCCCAGTTTTCGGTCTTGGCGTCCGTATAGACCCATTATCCAATGTTGGTGTTGATTACAGAAATGTGCCTTATGCCGTAAGAATTGTGAGCGACCTTGATAATTCATTTCCAAATTCTATCTACACATATGTCCTCGCCCAAAACACTCTAATGTATTCTCCCCAAGGAATAATGGTCCAAAATTAGAAAAATATTATCTCAATATAATTTAAATGAGTATTCCAGAAGCATTAGCGGTTAAACCAATGGCGTCCGTAGATACTATGGATATAGACACGAATGTATTAAACCCTGTTGTAAGAACAGACACATTTATGAGATTTGTTCTTATGAAAAAAGGTATATTAGATCCTGGTAGTTGTTTAGCTCTATCTTATGATGCTGGTTCGGTAAATGGTGTTCTTCCAATCTCTACTGGTATTCACGCACTTATTAAACAAGCGGTTCTCCGTATAGGCAGTAAAGTTGTTGCTGTTACGGATAGTTACCCAGAATACGCAACCATTAGGCGCCAGTTCCAGACCCAAGAAGAGAGATCCCAAAAGGATATGGTCCGTGCTGGTTCTATGGATAGTATCTGTCCTGAACGCGACGAAACTGCTGGTGCTGGCGGTGGCTTATACACATTAAGGAATGTAGAGCTTGAAAATGTAGCAAATGGTGTATTAGGTCCTTTAAAGCAGTTTGACACCACTCTATCAGGCGCCCAGAATAATCAATATTACATTAAATTATCACAGCTATTCCCAGCGATGAGGAATGTAAGTCTTCCCTTATATTTAATTAATGAGCCTTGTTCCATAGAAATAACTTTTAATAAGCAGACGACTAATAATAATGGTCTTGTTGTTAGTTTTGATACTACAGCCCAGGCAGCCGGAACTGACACCGCACAGGTAAATCTTAATGATGCTGTATTTTTAGCTGATTATTTAACATACACAGATGATAGAATGAATAGATTAGCTGGAATGGTTATGAGTGAGAGTGGGTTAGTTATACCATATCTTGATGTAATTACTACTAATACTAATATTCCAGCTGTCGCAGCCCCAGCTGTTGGCGCGGTAAGTTCCCAGCAGATTATTCACGATTTAGGATTAGCTGGAATGAAAGTCCAAAGTCTATTAGCCCATTATCACGATAAGGCAGCAGCTGAAAATGCGAATAATCCCATAGGTCAATATGGCTCCAAAGCTTACACCCAGCCAATTAGGTATAATGTTCGTGTAAATGATAAACAAGTATATCCTATTGATTTAGAAAGTGAAACGATGAAAGCCCATCAGCTCTCACAGGTCTTTGGAACAGATATTAATGTTGGTTCGGGTCAGTATTCATTTAATCAGTTAGTTGATAAATCTACTGATGTTCGTGGGGCAGCCCAGAAAAATAATCAATACTTTAACAATACTGGCTTCTTTGATGTGGCGGGTGCTGGTGTTCCAGACCTTTTCATATCCAAAATGGAAGGCAACGCGCACTATATGGGTTGCGACTTTACCATAGACGGCGGAGTAGGACAGGGTGTTGTCGTGGGACAGACCCCTATTAGAGTTATTAATAATGTTACTCACCAATCTAACGACCACTCTGGGAGAGATGTAACATACTTTTCCATTGTTGAACGCCAAATGGCGATTAAAGGCGGTGTTGTAACAGTAAGCGCATAAACACATTTATTAATATATTCAAAAATTGATTTAAATAATTAACGGCTATATATAGTAAGTATGGGTAAAGGAAGATCCGTAGGTACTAAAAACATTTTTCAGTATAAATACCAGCTTATTCTCCCCAATGGAGATTTTATATTATATAAATCACAAAACGAAATCAGCGAAAACTATAAAGATGTGAGTAGAACAAAACTAAATAAAATAGTTAATCACCCGTGCCTTGTAACAAATGCGCCATTTAGGGTAATTAAACTTAAACCGCCTCTACCGGTCTTTGATAAGTATTTTGATGAAGAAGAAGAGAGATTTAAATATAGGACTATTATATATGACACAAAAGGAAACCAGGTCCAGCACGAACAAACAGAAGTATAATAAAAAATATGGCTTTGATAGAGATAGTAGCCACAGCTTAACGGATATATCTAAAAAAACTGGTATCAAGCGCGGTGTATTACAAAAAGTATATAATCGCGGTGTAGGAGCTTGGAAAAATAATTCGGGTAGTGTTCGCTTAAAATCAGGCAAAAAGGGCGCTGGACCAAGATCTGCTAAAATGGGAAAAGAACAATGGGCGCAAGCGCGTGTGTATTCTTTTGTTATGGGTGGAACTACACAGAAGACTACTGATGCGGACTTATGGAAAATAAGAAAAAAATAACCTAATAATGTATATGATGTCATACATTATTAGCTTTTTGAACTGGCGATACAGATTTAAGATTATATGCCTTGGCTTGTATCTTCTGTTGTAGAAGGTGTTAATTCTACTTCATTCTCTACAATATCCGGCACTTCCCTATCACAATTCCATAAGCCCCAACAACAATTAATTTTTTTACAGCGTGAAAGTTGCACTTGCGCGATGAGCCCTGTAAATACACTACCACACGTGATAATCAATGCGCCTATCTCTGCGCCACTCCACATATATTAGTAAGTGATAAAAAATCAATTACTTACTAATTAATTAAAAAATTGATTTAAAAACAATTTTATAAACTATCTTAATAAATGCCTCCCTCCACATTCAACCCCGTTACATTTTCTGTCGCCAAAATTGTCTTTAATGATAAAGGTAAAAAAGTCTTTAAGACCATTCCAGGCGGATGGCAAAAGATTACACGCGACACAATGGAAAAATATAATAAGACATCGCACAAGGTCAAATGCGTGATTACAGGCGCGCGGTCAGGTGTAACAGTTATAGACTGCGACAGCAAAGACGCGTATGATAGTTGTATTGATATGTATCCCATTTTAGCCGAAGCATATACAGTAAAATCACCACGAGGGTATCACATTTATGTGAAATATGAGAAATACGCCAAGACATCATCTAATAAAGAATTAGATATTGATATTAGAAATGATGGCGGTTTTATTGTAGCACCACCCTCTGTGTGTATAGATGATAGTCAATATTCCGTCCATATTGATGGACCAGTTGATTTAAAGTGCCCCGATGAATTTTTTGAATTAATATATGATAAAGATTGGAACAAAGAACCTGAACCACAGCCAACCACAGCCGAAAGAATGAGGTGGAACGAAGTAGATGATATGGAGCTGTGGTCGCACCTTAACAATATATCCGTTGCCGATTTATCTAATTATAGCACCTGGCGTGATATTGGTTGGGCTTGCCTGGACTGTAGCAAAGAAGCTGGTGAGGGCTTGTGGGACTTATTCATTGATATTAGTAAAAAAGCATCAGTAGAAAGTGGTCTAAATAATTATAGTGAAGATGGAATAGAAGCATTATATAAGAATTGGAAACCAGGTCATTTTACAGCAGGTACGATTAAATATTTTAGTAGAAAGAATGATAAGGTGAAATATAATAAAATTATAATGTCCGGAAAGCCACGCATTTGGGGAAACCACCTGGACGCAGCTGTGGATTTTCTTCAACTTCGTCACGGAACGATCTTTATGCATAAAGAAGACATTTATGTATATGAGGACGAAGAATGGGAAAGAGAAAAAAAAGCGAATTCCATAGTAATGCGTGTAATGGTCCGTGACTTAATGGACTTTTATTTAATTACAGAACAAGACGCAGAAGCGAGATACAAGGCTTGTGAGTTTGGAAGTGAAGAAGCCGACGAGGCATACAAGGAATACGCGTATATTAGGACACAGCGCAACCAAATAGGTAATTATAATCCAAGTCTAAATATTTATAAGCGTGTGCGTGAAATTCTTGTAAATGATGATACAATTCTTTTTGATACAGACCCAAAACAACATTATTGGCTTCATTATAAAAATGGTAAATTAAATCTGGAAACCAAAGAATTTTGTAAAAGAGATATTACTGATAGGATTACACAAAGATTAAATTATAATTATCACGATAATGTGCCCGATGAAATATATGATGAGGTAGAACTGGCTGTAAAAAAGTTTGAACCAAATGACCGAGATAGAAAGTTTTTGTTAGAGTGGTTATTTTATAATTTAACTGGTGATACACGAAGTCAAAAATTCTTACACTTATATGGTCCTCTGTCTTCTAATGGTAAAAGCAATCTAATGAAAATGATGGCGAGCGCCTTCACTTGTTATGTAAAAAAAGTGGATAAGCGTATGTTTGAAGCAGGGAGCAGTTCTGTAAAGGATAAATTTTTAGAAAGCCTTGATAATGACTGCCCGCGTATGATTTATGTAGAAGAATTGGGTTCTACAAAGATTGATAGTGATATGATGAAAGACATCGTAGATGGCGATGAGATCCGTTATAAAAAGATGTATAGTGATACACGATTAATTGATATTCTTTGTAAAATTACCAACTTATCTAATCAAGAGCCCAATATGGAAGTAGATGATGCGATTAAAAGAAGGTGTATGATTTTTGAATGTAAATCACAATTTTTAGATGAGAACAGCTTGATTGCGCCAGATGACTGGGACTTTGAAGACAACTTTGAGCGTAGATTATTTAAAATTGACCCCACACTTGGTGAGAAGATGAAGCAAGACCTCTACAAGCTGGCTTTTATTAAACTACTCCTAAACTATCCTATAAAACGAGTGAAGATGCCCGAGAGTGTAATCGCACAGACAAATGAGGCTATGGACGAGTTAGATAATATTAAAACAAGATTACTGGAATACTTTGATATTACCAAAAATAAAGATGACTGGGTATATAAAGACCAGGTTAGGTGTTGCTTTGAAGATAAAGATGATAAACTCCCTATGAGTGTTACACAATTTAACAAGAGGCTTAGGACTTATGGAATTACTTGGGACAAAGACAAACGAAACGAAAATGGTAAGGGTTGTTATAGTGGATTAATCTGTAAAGCCGACTAAAATAATCTATGTTCCCTTTTTGTCCCCAAATCCCCAAAAGTTCCCTTTTTTGCGAAACTATATATTTTTTTTCTAAATCTACATAAAATATTTTATGGAACATAAAAAGTTTTGTCTAAAAAAGGGACGAATGGGACGAATGGGAACATCAGTAACAATTATTTACTGGTATTAACTAATTTATAAGGAAAAAGGTAAGAAAACGAAAGTTCCCTTTTTTTTGGAAAAAAGGACGAAAAAAGGACGGATTATGAAAAAAAGGACGCACTTATTTATTTAATTTTCACATCTGGCTTTTTCTGTGATTTTATCCGTTGGGACGATCTTTTAGGCTTCTTGAACCCTTCAAAAACTTTTTCAGGCTTTACATCGGGCTTTTCCTCTTTTTGTTTCAACAACTCTACTTTGCGGGCAAACCTTGTAAATTCACTACTCGGTTGTTCTAAATCATCAAACTCATAAGCAGACAATTCAAACTCCATTATTATATAATATAGGGATAATTTTTTTATCAGTATATATTATATGAGTATAGTGACATTAAGGAGCACAGAAGATTTTGGTGGAGCCAGCGCGAATGTGGGCGCAGCAGTAAATTTTCAAAATCATTTTAAAGACCCTATTGATGTTAAACGAGATGACACAATACAGATTACAAGTGTGACTATTAATCAAGATATTACGGGGTTTAAAATTGGCGCAGGCAATAACGAGTTCCAATTTAGGATAGGTGATGCTTCGCCCAATGGTGAAACACCTTTTTTCCAGCTTCATAGGGTTAGAATACCAGAAGGAACATATGACGGCGTAGCATTAGCCACCTTAATGGCGAAACAACTAAATAATAGCCTAACATTATTCGGTTATACTTTCACTGTCGCTTTTGTGGCAGCAACTAAAAACTTTTCAATTGATATGACCCAATCTATTCCTTCTGCTCTTATAAATACAGCGGTCCAAGTTGAAGGAGCAAGAATTCTACAACCAGCAACCTTTTTACCCCAATATCCATTATGTCCTGTTAATCCAGGCATAACTAATCTTTTTACTGCTTTTTTTAGTGCTGAAAATAATAATCCCAACTTTACGCCAAGCGCAGCAGAACAAACTATATTATTAGGCGTTGCTTCTAATCATATTAAGGCAGCTTTATCAACTTCTTCTAATCCAGTTAAAGGTAAAGCCTACCAATATGTTTTTAACAGACCAATAGACGAGAGATTAGGAGAGCATAATGTTAGTGTTAATCCCAGCTTCGCTCTTGGGTCAGTTGATTTACTACAACTTGATTATACTGGTGGCGGACCCCCAACTACTATCCAGAAACACGTTCAAATTGATAACATATTAGGAGCTGGTGTAAATAGAATTTATACTGTTACGGCTACAGGCGCAGCCAATATGGGAAATACTCTTCCATATTATTATAAATTAGAAGACACTACTAAATATATTGGATTACCAGAAGCAGTAGCATTAGTTAGTCCTAACGCTATTACTGGTATAAATAGCTCTGCTAATAATGTATTAAGTAGTGGTGGCGACAGCTACAATGTGGGTGATGTGATGCAGTGCTCCAATGCTGTCCCAGACAAACCAATAGCAGAAGTTCTTGCTGTGTCGCCAGCTGGTGGTGCTGTAACAGCTTATAGGATATTATATCCAGGAAGTGGTTTTACAGCAGGACAAGCCTTAACTTTTCCTAATAATAGACCTGGCGCAAATCCTATGATTGTAACTATGGGTGTTGGTGGATTTAGGACAAGCGCAGCAGGCATTAACTCGGCAGCAACCCCACCCCCAGCAGCCAACATAGTTGTAGGACAGACCTATAAGTGTTCCTTCCCTTCTGGTTCCACAGAAAATCCATTAGCTGGAAATACTTTCCCTATTACACGCGTCCAGCTGGATAATGATGCGAACGAAATAGATTTAAATGTTAAGATAGAAAGCATAGATGCGACCACACGGGTCATTACTGGTGTCTCGTTCGTAAGTTGTGGATTAAAAGCCCATAGCCCTAATTTTACTCGCCTACTTAAAACCATCAGCGACGGACAAAGTAGAGTGATGGTCCAAGATGGAAATGGAAACTTACACACTCCGCAAGCCAGTTGGATTAGTATTTCACAATTAAGAGCTGACGGCGACGATGCGCCCCTGTATTTTGGAAATACAATGGACGGCTTATGTTATTTAACAGATGTCGCAGGCAATCAGCCCCTAACTCCTGCTGGCGCACAAGTGACTATAAATGGAGTATCTACAAGTTGTGTGTTTAGTATGATGGCGAATGATGGTGTAAAAACACGAGCCTATATTAAAAATGTTGGGCGACTATCGCAGGTAAATGTAGATACTACAAGCGCTTTGTATGGAAATTATTTAGACAGCACAGTAGGATTAAAAATACACAGATACGATAATGCAACTGGAAATTTATTAGATTTAAGAAACCAAACAAAAAAAACGAAAGTGGATTATGAAGTAAATTTAACAAGGGGGCAAGCAATAGATGAACTAATAACTGCGGAACAATTGGGTGATGGCGACGACTTCTTTTGTCGTGTAACAAATCAATTATACCATTTAAGAACAGACGACGCTAATAGGGGTGGAATTTTCCCAATTTTAACTACGACAATGGAAGTAGGAGTAAGAAATTATGGACCTGGCGATACATTAGACACAACTGGACCCAGCACAGAAGTCATAGTATATAGTAAATTTATGAACGCAACCCAAATACCCAACTATGATATGAGTAAAATTGATAAAATAGGGTGGGGTATAAATAATTTAAATCAATTATCCTGGACGCTGGACCAAGACAGCCCAGCAGCTGGTTGGGTCCCAATAACCCATACTTTTTTCCAAGCTGGCGCGGTAGATGCCGATGCGAACCCAATAAGAGAAAGTATCTTCCCACTTATGCCTGTAATGAAATTTTCACAGGGTTTAAGTATTGAAGAGCAAATATCTAATACGACCCCACCTGTCGCAAGCCAGTTTATACCAGGACAAAGTTATACAAATATTCAGGGTAAATATCACACAAGACAGGCAAAGGTCTTCAATCAGCTCCCACCTGCTGATAATTATAGTCAAAGCGCAGCATTAAATACTTTTATACAACCGCCTGGTATATTAGCCAGTTTATTGGAAGAGCCATCAACAGACCCAACTATCGCCAACCAAACAGGCGGGGGCTTAACCACTCTGGTCCAAACTCCGTTATTATATAAATTCGGCGATGTTTTACCATCACAGACTACGGCAGCCGACAACCCAGTTCCAGGTGTAGGCGGAGCAACAAGTGTAAGTATAGGAGCAATTGACCGCGACCCAAATACCGCAAATCTGGCTGTTACGATGGGTATGGACGAAGTGGTAAATTTAAATAATTTTGAGGATACGCAAACGCTACAGGCAACAAGCTCTGCACCTGGCGAATTGATTGCCGGAGCTCCTACGGTATTCTTGGAATTCCCTGATTTTAATATACAAGGATATAGTGGCGCAGCAAAAGATAAATTCCCAATAGTCGCCACGATGCCGACAGAAGAATGGAATACAGGATTAGACAAAGGAACATTACATTATAAACCTTTATTCCCACTTCCAGTTGAAGTGAATTTACCAGAAGATAAAAAATTATATAGTATGACGGCAAGGATTAGGAATTTAGATGGTACATTAGCCAATAATCTTAAAAATCCAACAACTATTACCTTTTACAAGAAGCCACGAGAGAGCAGAACATTGGAAGAAGCCCTTAACAGAGCCAATCAACGCAGAAGTGAAAAACAGGACCAAAATATTAGTATGAGAATAAATGACTTCCCAATTGGAACCCAGTAATTTAGGCACTTTCTAAAAAAAAGTATATAGATTTATATTATCTCTCAACATAATATAAATGGAAGATTTACCGAAGCTTGATATAGAAGAAGATATTGCGACGCTAATGAGTGACGACGAAGAAGACAGCGCACGAGCAGACGATAAGCCGTTACAAGACCTTTCCAAACCAGTAGAGAAAAAGGAACCAAGTGAAATTTTCGTAGCAAAGCCACCAAGCAACAAAGATCCCCCACCAGAGCTGACTGATGAGCCCGCTGAACCTGTATCACCTGTTAAGAAGCCAAAAGCAAAGAAGCCACGCAGTAAAGCACAAATAGCACATTTAAATAATGTTAGAGCAAAGGCAGTAGAAGCAGTTAAAGCAAAAAAAAGGGAGAGATTAGAAATAGAAAAAAGGGTGAAGGAAGAAATGGCGCAAAAGAAAAAGACTGATAGGATTAAAAAGAAAGAGGCAAAGCTGGCGAAAGAAAAAGAAGCAATAAAACCCACTCCATCTGCAACTCCACCCGAGCCAGTCAAGCCAACTCCCACACCTATACCCGTAGATGATTTTAATGTTTTTATGAACCATATGGAGCGCTTTGAAGAAATGAAGATGAAATATTTAAAAGAAAAACAACAAGCAAAACCAAAGCCAACAATTAATCCACCAAAACCAAAACCAAAGCCTAAACCACCTGCGATGCCCGAGCAAATGAATATATTAAATCCTGGTCCAGCTAATCCTTATGATAATATGTTTAACTGGTAATTAATCTCTCCATATATAAATGCCTATTGAAGTGAAAATATCCAAAAGCACCAATAAAAATAAAAAGTTGATGGCGCAATTTTATGAGCCAAAGGCAACCAAGCCTTTTAAGACAACTCACTTTGGGGCATCAGGATATACAGATTATATTAAAAGCAAAGATAAAGAGAGAAGAAAGAGATATTTAGACAGACATAGAAAAGAGAATTGGAATGATTATAAATCAGCTGGTTCTTTATCAAGATATATATTATGGGGTTCTACTACCAATCTCTCCAATAATATAAAAATATACGCCAACAGATTTAAACTAAAAGTGAGGTAATAATATCTATATACATATATATGGAGAATGACTTGTCAATATTACCGGTAAAACCTATGACCGAAGAAAACAAGGCAAGACGAGATATACACCCTAATTTACCAGATATAAATAAAGGCTCATTACTTCTTTTAGTCAGTCCAGTACGAACTGGAAAATCAACAATTCTCTCCAATTTATTGTTAAACCCTAATTTTATGAGAGATGCCTTTGATATCGTATATATTATTAGCAATACAATTCATAATGATGATACGAGTAGATTTTTAAAGGAACAATTCCCAGAAACGATATGGGATAATTATAGCGATGAAATAATACAGAATATTATTAATTACCAAAAAACTTTTCCAAAAAAGAAGATGCCTAAAATAGCTATTATACTTGATGACTTCTTGGGTATAAAACAGAATAGTATGATTTATTTTTTAGCAAGTAGATTTAGACACTATAATATTGGTCTATTATGTATGGCGACGCAACTTCTTCGGGGAGTTCCCACAGTGATACGTCAAAACGCCACTCACGCCATTTTTGGCAGCCCGAACCCCAATAGCCAAGAAATGGAAAAAATCTGTGAAGAGTTTGGAAGTCTATATGAAGGTAAGGATAATTTTCTATCTCTTTACAATCGGGCAGCGCAAAAACGCTTTGATTTTCTATATTTAGATCTTCACAATAATCCAACCCGCGCATTCCGCAATTTTGGAGAGCTGATATATCAAGGTAAAAGCAACGAGGAAAGAAATGATGCGATGACATTGGACGAATAAAATATGGAGAGATTATATTATATTAAATCTTATATTAATATAATATGGCGACTTACCAGAAAACTATTATTATAGAAAGCAATAAACGAAGTGGCGACCAAGATTTTGGTAATGCTAATATCAATACGGGATTGTATCAACCGGGAGATTTAGGAAATACCAGTAATAATAGATGGCAAACACATATACCTAACGGCTTACCATTAGAAATAGGAGATACAATTAATTTAGAAAGTAGTATGATTAACGCTGTTGGTGGTGGAGATAGTGTGATAGAATTAACTGGATTTACTGGTAAAGAAAAGAATGGAGAGAGAGTAAGAGATAATATAGGGTCAATTGGTTTTGGTTTTTATGTGACGAATACACAACAATTTAATTTTAATCTCCCAAAACAACGCTTTCAAACCTGTTATAGATTAACCGATGCGAGATATGGAAGTTATGCGAATATGTATGGAGCTTTTGATGGTATAGCCCCACCTGCGCAAGCCCAACTCGGCAATGATAATTTTTATACTTGGGAGAAATCTTATCCTTATCAGTGTGTTGAGGGGTGTCTTGTAAATTTAAAAGTTAATAATAATCTCTCCATTGGATATGAATATGAAACATTACCAATCCCAGAAGCTAATGTGAATTATAATTTATATTTACCAAGTTTATCAACAGGTTCAAAAAGAACATTTTTACCTAATGAAAAAAGATTTTATATTGGTAGGCAAAGATATACAGGACCACATTATATAGCAAAAGAGAATGTAGTAGTTCCTGATGGCGCTGTTCCACCAAACACATATAATTATGTATTAGATACACCTTGGGACTATCTAACTCAATCAGTAGAATTTAAAGTAGATGAAGGATTTATTACTCCCAGCTCATTAGCAGCCCAGCTTACCGAACAATTACATACACGAGAAGGAGTGGCTGATAATTTTAAAGCCGTAAATGTTGAACCCCTTGTTTTTGAAATAGGAAATAAAGCAGCAGGAGCAGGCGGACCAGGACCTAATCCAACAGAACTATTGGGTGTAACAGACCAAGTAAATATTACAATACCAACATCAGTGGGTAAGCCTTGGTATGCGAATATATTAGACGCAGATAGTAAAAACCCATATCCTTATCAACCTACCTTACCAGACGCACGAACAGGCGGGTGGAACGCACAACCTTATAAATATGCTGGTGGCGCGCAAGATTTTAGTGAAGTAGGACAAAATTATGTCCCAAATCAAGGCGACGCCATTTATTATAGTTATATGATGACAGCAAGACCAGAATATTACAAAGCTGTAACTAATTTATTAATAAATATGGAAACACGACCCCAGAGTGATACTGGTGCGATAGACCAAACGAGAGAATATACATTATACACAGGACAAAGAA